CGCTCAAAATGCCTAGCACATTTATACGAATACGACATGGGAAACGGCGAGACCAGCCCCACACAATACAAAGCGACCGCCAGCCACGCGCCCGCCCCGTGTTCGTCCCCAGGTTCCCGCCTCTTGCCGCGCGGAACAGCCAGTCGTCGTCGCCCATGCCCTCCATCTGCCGTTCGATGGACGGTATGAGGAATCTGGGTATGGCGATGCTGCGCGGTTTGCCGTTCTTCGGCGTGCCCAGCACAAGCCTGCCTTTGCCGTCGTCGGTCCAAGTGCGGCGGATGCGCGCCCTGCGTGAATCCACATCCACGTCGCCGCATTTGAGTGCCAGCGTCTCGCCAATGCGGGCACCGGTGTATGCCTGCCAGCGGACGATCAGCCCGTCTACCGGCCGTCCTGCCCGTTCGGCCATGCCGGCCAGCAACTCCACCTCCTCGACGGTAAGGAACACCATGTCGTCATCGGATTGCGTGATGCGCGGCACGGTGACCTTTTCAATGGGGTTCTCTCCGATCCAGCCGTGCTCCAAAGCGAATTCCATGACACCGCCCATGACGACCTTGACGATGTTGCGGATGCTGCGTGGACTCAATGGCTTCGATTCGCGATCGTCCTGCAGTTCGGCGGGATACCCGCCTTCGGTGAGCTGCGTGACCCACTGTTGCAGTTCGTCGCGTTGGATTTCCCTCAGTGTGCGATCGCCCCACTTGGGGTTGATATAAACGCGCAATTCGCGGCGGTATCTGCCCAAAGTGCCCTGTTTGATATCCATCTTGCCGTCCGTCCATTCGGAGGCAACGTCCCGGAAGATGCGTAGTTCCTGCTGCGGGTCGCGGTATTTGCCGCGTCTGATGTCGTCCTCGATGGCCGCTGCGTATTCCTCAGCGTCACGGAGCTTGGCGAAGTTCCGTGATTTCTGGACGCGTTTGCCGTCTCGGAGCGTGTACCAGCGGCATCTCCACCGTGAGCCTTGGCCGTACAGCGCGGACCGCCATTTGTCGGGCACATTGGCTTTCATCGGATCCTTAGCGTTGGCCAGCGACTGTTTCGCGGCCCTGCTGGGCGGGTTGCCGTCCTCGTCGTTTTTGAGCCATCTGTCGTCTACGAACGCTCTGGCCATGGTCGTCTCTTTCCAAGGATCCGCGCTACACTGTGCGTGGAACCTCATTTTGGTGAAAACGGAAATGCTGATTGTTGGTTCCTTGGGTTCCGTCCGACTGTGTTCGGGCGGAACCCTTTTTGTTTCCCGTCGCGGTATGTGGACGCTGAGCTTCTTTTATTGCACGCACACGCCGGAATCGTAGAGCAGCTGCCGGTAGTCGGACAATACCTGTACGGTCACGCCCAATTCCACGGCCATCATCCACGTATTGCCCTCGTACACCGTCTCGGCCATGCCGTAATCCACCGGCGATATCAACGCCAACGCCGTCTCCCTACGGCAACGGCGCTCGCATTTGATTCCGTATCGTGTACCGCATCCTGGGTCATGGTGTCTGGCGTGTATGAGCTCGTGGCACAACGTGCAGCGGCGTTGGCGCTGGTTGAGCCAGTCGGCCAGCAGGATAAGCCTGTGCCGGTCGTCGTACAGGCCACATATGTCGCGTGGGAGGTCGCGCGATACGATTGACAGTCCCATGGATTCCGCGCTCCGATGAAGGTCCGCAACGGTCTTGTTATCCACATTCCTCTCTTCCGAAAGTATTGTTTTTCGAGAAGTACTTTTTTGCTGTTTGTCAAGTTCCGCTTGACAGTTGGAGTGTCGTATGTGATATTTGAATCAGCTCATCTACATGTTGTAGAAGGAGTCTTCGGAGTCGTCCTTAACGGGCGGCTCTAGTTTTTTATTGGATTTTTGTGCTGAATCTGGAGTTATATTCCTTTTCCAGCTTGTCTATGCTCCATTGGCGGTTTACGTAGTACGCGGTTATGAGTACCCAGTAATCCCTTCGTTCTCCTAGAACAACGAGATATTGTTGGTTTGGAAGATATATCTTCACTCGATCCTTGTTCTTGTCGTTTTTTCTCCATACCCAAGGCCGCGTGCATTGGGCGTATTCGCATATTTCGCAGAACGGATGATGCTCCACTACCGGTCTGGGCCAGCTGATGCGTTCGCTGCGTTCGGCATCCGGAAGCCGTGAGCCGGAGTTGTCCTGATTGCATGTGGTCAGATGCATGAAGGCTTCCGGATAGATTCCGTCGTAGGGCATTCTTTTGTAGTGTACGGGTTTCCCGTCGTATTGGAAGGACTCTCTGAACTCGTTCTGGAATACATGGAACAGTCGTTGCTCATACTGCTCCCATGTCTCTCCGTGCTCTTGATTCCAAGGAATCAATCCGGGCAGCCAATGCGGATTCATCTCGCCCTCCATACGAAATAGTTGAACTTGGTTTCCTTCAGCAGTGTGCTCCGGTCTAGTTTGTATCCCGACCGTTGAATGATTCGTTCGATGATTCGGCGCTTCGCCATGCTCTGATGCTGTTCCGGCAGTTTTCGCTGCGAACGGCATACTGCGCCGATGAGTATGTCGGTGAGCTGCATGATCTGTACTTCGTCGGAACGTATCGGCTGGATTTTCTGGATGATTCTGTGATCGTAATCGTACATGTTGTTCGAACAGACATCCCATAATTGGCTGACTCGAAAACTCGAGTGTGTGTCTTTGATGTCGACGAACACGTTATAGCTTTGCTTTGGATCGAAGATGACCTTGAGCATCTCGAAGTACATTTTGTAATACCAGGTGTTGTGGTCCTGATTGTATTTCTCGTGGTCAAGTAGATTCTTGTCCGGGATGAGGAGCGCGCGGAACGATATGTCATCGTCATCGAAGAAGTAGTCCACGAGATCCAGATAGAGCGGCAGCATACGGTCTCGTGCCTTTGCCCATTTCACCTCATTCGTGGCGCATATGCCATGTTTCTGCTTGATTTCTTTGATTCTGACGCATATCTCTTTGCGTTTTTCTTTTGGCACGATGACGGCTCCCAGAGCCATGCTGTTCGAATCATCATGCTCAAGGTGACATGTCTCATCGCAATACAGGTTGTATTCGGTCATTCGTGTTCCTTTCAATCCATCAATCGTCCGGCGTCTCGGCTTCGAGGCGTGCGTTCGGATCCCTGTTGGCGGCCACGTCATAGTCTTCGGGGTGTGCGGCGATACGGTCGATGAGATCATCGGTGATCTGGTTTTGGCGCTCGCGGTATTCATCTGGTGTACCAAGTTCATCGAGCAGCCTTTTATACGAGGCGTCAATAACCGCTTTAGGGTCTGCCTCAATCAACTCGCACGTATTCAAGAACGCCTCAAGTGGCATGGACGGCTTCGCGTTGATCCATTTGGAATACCCACCCTTGGAATGTCCAAGGATCTCAGCGACTTTCGTCTGCGAAATGGAATGTTTTGCGAATTCACCTTTTAGCTCGAGCCCTACTAGCTGCGCAAAACGTCGGCTCCGATATTCTCTGTTATCACTCATGCAAGCATTATATTACTCGATTTGAGTAACGGCAATTCCGTATATAGTTATTTGTTATCCAAATGAGAAACGCCGAAGTTGACGGACTCTTATTTATGCCCTAATGTTACTCACATGAGAAACGTTAGTCTACAAACGTGGTTTGGTTACAACGCCGAAAAAATCATTAAAAACAAGGGTATGACAAAACGAGCCGTGTCGGAAAAATGCGGAATCCCATACAGCACACTCAACAGCATGCTGAAGGGATACCGAGCCGTGACGCTCGATACAGTCATCGCCCTGTCTGAAGCAACAGGAGAAGCGCCAAGCGCCTTCCTTCCGCCTCAATTCAAAGAACAGAATCAGGCGCTCGCCGACGTATGAATCGAAAGGAAGGTGTTCTCACATGGAAACGATAGCGACCTGGTTCTCCATTGTCTGCGCGGTGGCGAGCATCATCACTGTCTGCATCAATATGTGGCTCAACGGCTAACGGCGCAACAGGAATCGCGCCATACGTTCTCTTCTAGTGGATTGGACGAAACCATGTATCTCAAGGTTATCGACGATTGGAGTCCCTGCATCATACTCCTTTTGGGTCACTCTGGTGGGTTTGCCGAGTGGAACGAGCTGATCCACGAGACGTTGCCCATCGACGATGTCCCATCGGAAATCCTGCTTGAGATATTGGGGCTTGCGGGTCGGGGAATCCATCCAATAGACGCGGAACCAGCCGCTTTTCGCCGGAGTAGTACCATCCAGGAAAAGCTTGGATTCCGGATCGTCGAGCGATGCGTAGACGGTTCCACGCGGTTCCACGAACGCGAATTCGGTGCCTATGTCTTTCGCTTGGCCGTGCGGCGTGTCCAGGTATTGGATTGCCTGCACAGAGCACCCAAAAGCGAACAGTTTAACTCCGACTGCCTGCATCTCGCCGTTGTTCGTCAACGCAAACATGTGACCGATCCCATCGAATTTCTCAAGATCGTCATTCGCGTCTTTCAGAAACCGATTGAAATCAGCGCGTCCCTCCTTGCCATGTATGGGGATGCAGGTCCAATGCGCAGCTGCCCTGCGCTGCCAATTGCGGAATGTAATCCACACATTGACAGCCAATGCCAGAAAAGACAAGGCAGGGGACAGCAATGTCAGCCATAAGGGATCGGTGCTCATAAATTCACTCCGCAATCAGTGGAACACGGTCAACGTGCACAACGATACAGCAGCAACACGTCATGGGAATGCATGACCACCAATGAAAACGATTCTAAGGAGAATCCAATGAACAATGAAATCCAGAAGTTCGATTTCAAGGGCGCGTCATTGCGCACCTTGACCGACGAGGCGGGGGATCCGTGGTTCGTCGCCAAGGGCCAGACGTACTTCATCCGCCGGTACTGCCTCCAGCCGTCGTTGGAAGCGGGCGCGTGATGGATGACAAAGAGGTGTTCGCCGCATTGGCGGCGGCGTTGAAGCCGATGAACACGACGAAGGATATCGCGGACAACTGCGGCATCAAGGAAGGCACCCTGGCGTACTGGCGTAGCGCGGGCATCGGCCCGAAGTTCGTGAAGGTGGGACGGACCGTCATGTATCCGAAGGAGCAGATGATCGCCTATTTCGCGCAACACCTGTACCAGTGCACGGCCGAATACGAGGAAGAGGTGGGTGCGTGATGACCGACAACGACTGGCATACCGATACCCCGTGGCCGGATCCATGGGAAGAAAAGGAGGACAAATGAACGCCATCCGCAAAGCCTGCGTCGAAGCGATATTCAGGGAATTGGAGGACGAAGGCGACGCCATCCGTCCGGCCTATGCCGACGGGTGGGACGACATCGAAGCAAGGCGTTCACTCGGTCACATCGTCGGATTCATCGACCTCGACGTGCCCGACATTGTGGACATCGTCATCGACACCATCAACAAGGAGCTGTGATGGAATCAATGCCTTTGGCTGTTGGTCAGGCACTGCTCGACTTCGTCGTTGCGTCTGGCGCCGAGCTCCGTAGTGTAAGCGACGTGGACCGTCACACGACAGGATCCACATCCGATGAACGCGAAGCCGGGTTGGGAGTTCAGACGGTCGATACTGGCCTGGTCTTCGAGTATCTGCTTGGAGAAGAACTCGCTTTCGAGCGCGACCTCTCCGAACGGCGCAACCTCGTCGACGTGCCGTTGCG